AGGTTTGGGTAAAGATTTAGGAAAATTGGTTTAAGGTTTTTAATCACAGGAGTTTTAATAATGAGCGTTCCTTTTATGTGGGTTGATGGTAATCTGACGGTGATCTTGGCTAACAAGGCTCACCAAGTTCTTCCAGATCATACAAATTACAAGTTGATTCTGGAGTCTCTACCAACTGCAACAGAAGATGAGTTGCTGGGATTGGTAGACATTGAAAAGGCAGTTGCAAATTATAGCAACGGTCAGGTTGAAGTTAAGAATGGGCGAGTTCTCTTTGAGGGTGAAGAAGTTCATGGAAGTATTAGTAAGCGAATTCTAGAGTTTATGAGCAAGGGTCTGCCGTTTGAGCCTCTCGTAAATTTCTTGAAAAATCTTATGGAGAATCCAAGTATGCAGAGTCAGACTGAACTGTATGATTTCTTGGAGCATGAAAATCTTCCTATCACTGAGGATGGACATTTCCTTGCATACAAAGCAGTCCGTAGCGACTTCAGGGATAAGTGGAAAGGTGAGTTTGACAACAGGGTGGGTCAAGTCTGCACAATGCGTCGAGCAAAGGTGGACGATAATCGCTCGGTGGGATGCTCTCAGGGACTTCATGCTGGTGCATTGAACTATGTGGCATCTTATGGAAGTGTTGAGGCTGGCGATAAGATCGTTATCGTTAAGATCAATCCTCAAGATGTTGTGAGTGTTCCTAGTGACTGTAATTGCGAGAAACTTCGTACTTGCAGATATGAAGTAGTCGGTGAGTATCAGGGCGAATTGCTCAAGCCTCTTTACAAGAGCGAGTTTTCCGAAGATGAATACCACGATGATGAAGATGATAACATCTACGACCAGTATGATGAAGATTACTGGGATCAGTATGATGAAGATGACGAAGAAGAATACGACGATTATTGATTCTGTGATTGGATGGGTGAGCAACTTGGGCTATGGCGGTTCGATCCCGCCGCATCCTCTTGAGCCGCAAATGATGGTGGCGTTCACTGTCCCGGTTCTTTGGTTGATTTGATAGGAATTTGAATTATGACTACTTTTAGTAATGACCTTGGTTTTAACCCTTTTGACAAGACTAATGATGGGGCTAGTGAAGTAATGGGCGGGAAATTTCTCGACTCATTCGATCAACAGCATATCTTTTGCTACAACGGAAGTCCACGCAAAAAGATTAGCAGTATGAAGCATACGCAAAATATTACAGAGGTTTATGAAGCAAATAAAAACTCTGGTTCTGATGCTTACTTCTATATTAATGGTGGACGTAAGCAGTATGCGATTGATAAAATCGTCGCATGTTTCTGCGACATGGATGCTGGGCGTGATGAAGAAGGTAAGTATTTTAAGCCTAGTATAGTAATGAAGCATAAGGAGCGGTTCCTACAAAAGATCAATGAATTTCCTGTGCCTCCTAGTTGGGTTGTTGATACTCGCAACGGTTATCAGTGTTACTGGATTCTTAATGCAAATGATCGTCAAGTTAATAAAACAACATGGAAGGGTGTGCAGAAAAAGTTGGCTAATCATTTTGGTGGAGATCCTCTTGCCATTAAGATTAATCAGATTTTCAGGGTTCCTTATACTTGGTGGCGTAAAGGTTGGGAAGGTAAGGCTCCTTACTTTACCAGTATCCTCAAGGGTAGCACAGGTAATACTGTGGCATTTAATGATCTCAAGAACACTCTTGAAGGAACATCGGCAAATATTGACTATCGCAAGATCAACAAAAGCAGTAATGCTTGGTTTGATGCTTGGAAGGTAGTCTCCGACGAGGCTGCTGCTAATGGTACTCCAATAGAAAAAATGAGTTATCAAGATCAAAGAAAATGGCATCGTAAAGTTGCTGATGTTGTTTTTCAAGCATCTTACGGTCAGGAAATGCCAAAACCAACACCAACCCCTATGCTTGAAGATTATCCTAAAGAACAGTGGCCTGTTAATCAATTTGCTTTACATGATAATCTTGTAGACTATCGTAATCCTAATAATAGCGATTCTATTATTGATCATGCAATTACTGATCACGCAAAAGCTGTGCTTAAAAGATTAAGTCAGGAAAGGGTTGATGAATTAGTAAATAAGTATGAAAATAACAGAACCACTGGTGAACCTCAACCAGTAGCCACTCTCGCTGGTTCTGATATGCCTGTGTACGATCCACACAAGGTTCTGCCAAGCGTTGATTTAAACGCTGACACTCAGCAGACGTTCCTTTTAAAGAAAACCGTAGAGTTCCTCAACCAAGTCTCTACACCACTATGGTTCAGTAAGAATCACTTCCTGAGCCGAGCGGCTAGAGAACTGGCTGACGAGATTAGTGATAAGTTCTGTGTAGGTTGATTTTGAAGTGGCTACGGGGTATAATGTAGTAGTCCGTTGTACCTCGTAGCCCTTCATTTTTTCTGGAGACAATTATGCATCAAGACCCAGAACACAACGATTACGATGATGATGAATATAATTATTATCCAGAATATAATGATTATAGCTATCCATACGCTAAAAAATTTGATTTAAATTGGGCTGCTTGGGAAGAATGGCTGTCTGATGCAATCAAAGAAATTGCTAATGAAAAAGATAACGTATGGCTGTTTGGTGGGTATAAACCACTATCAAAAAAAGGCAATCCAACAAGTAAAAAACTAGACGATAAGTATTTTATGTACCTTGGTAATAACCAATATGATGAAGCAGTTTGGAAAACAAAATATTTCGATATCAATGAACTAGAACTACAATATAAAAATCATTTAGCCAGTAATGCATCTTATTTTTTGAAACAGCCAATGTATTACAGAGGAATGTTCGATAACCTAAATTAAGAGACATGAATATGAGTAATGGATGGTTAGAGGTTATGAACCTTGAAAAGCTGGTAAAATTTAGTCGTAAAGTAATCTACTATAATTTTGACGAAAGCCATAGTAAACTGGACGATGAAAGTTTCATGGAGAAAATAGAAAATATATCAAATAAAAAAGACGATGAAGAAATGGAACGAGTCTTGCCATATAAAGAAATAGAAGCAATATTTGGTGAATTCTTGCATAGAAAAATGAGTAAAGAAACAAAGAAAAAAGCATGGTTTATTAAAGAAAAAGACTACAATATAATTCTTGAACAATTATCTGAACGTATGGTTTCTAACATTGTCAGGGGTTTAGTTAACAAGGGTTTGGTTGAGTCGGCTTTTGATGACGAAAAAAACGAATTTGTATTTTGGGTAAAAGGCAATGACAACAAAAGAAAAGAAAAAGAAAAGTAAAACAATAGTTTTAAAACCAGCTTCTAAAGATATATACTATGAGTATGTTTGTCCTAAGTGTGGATGCAATCATTGGATCAATCATAAAGAGGCGTGTACTAAAAATTTTAAAATTGTCTGCGATTGCGATATAACCATTCGGCCAAAAAGAATAGTTGACACAAAAATAATCTACGCGAAATCTAAAAAACCAAGTAGTCCAGAACCAGTTGAGCCACTTGAAAATAATGAACCGCCAACAGATAATAAAACAGAAGATGTGGCAGAGAATTCTTCACATCAAAAAGAATCAGACATTAATTTGGATGATCATGTATTAAGTGAGGCTTCAAAGATTTTAGTTGGGTACGGATATGAAGATAATGAAGCAGATGATTTGATTAGAAAAGCATTTGAGTTAGAAAAACAAAACGACATTTCTATATTGGTTAAAGCAGTATTAAAGGGAATTGGAGTAGATCATGATTAATTCTATTAGGCCCACTAGTTTCGATGATATTATTGGTCAGGAAGATACCATAAAGCGTCTACGCATCATGTCTAATGGCTGTAAAAGTTCGGGTCAGGTGATGCCTCATATTTTAATAGATGGCCCTCCCGGCCTTGGTAAGACCACTATAGCGAGTGCTATAGCCAATGAGTTAGGTGTGAATCTGTATACGGTGAACGCTGCTGCTGTGCGAACTATAAAAAATATTATTCCGTATCTGATGAATTTAGAGCCAAGATCAGTTCTTTTTATAGACGAAATTCACAGGCTGCCAAAATTAGTAGAAGAATTTTTATATCCAGTTATGGAAGATTTCAGAATAGATATGCTAGTAGAGAATAAACCGGATAGTATTGATCTGCCGGTGTTTACTATGGTTGGAGCAACTACTAGTGGTGGAAGTTTAAGCCAGCCATTTTATGATCGTTTCACAATGAAAGAGCATCTTTCTTTTTATAGCGATAATGTCTTAGCTAAACTGGTAAGGTCGAATGCGGATAAACTAGGACTATCTTTAACCGATAGTCAGATGGTTTCTATAGCCGAGCGAAGTAAAGGAACTCCTAGAATTTTAAATGCTAGGCTACAATGGTATAAAAATTATGTCGAATCTTATCCAGAAGATAAAGATGATATAGATAAAATTTTTAATAGTCAGGGTATTGACTCTAATGGTTTTGACTGTAATGATAAGTTATATATTGAAATATTAAAAAAGAATAGAACTAATCCTTTAGGCTTAAAAGCTATATCCAGCATGACAGGTATTGCTATGGAAACTATTGAAAACAGTATTGAGCCTTATATGGTTAGAAAGGGATATGTTATTAGAACACAAAAGGGTAGATTACTAAATACAAGAAATCTATGAAAACCGCTCTCTGCTTATCTGGTCAATCAAGAACATTTGAAAAATGTTTTGAAAGTCAATATAATCATATTATTCAGCCACTAAATGCGGATGTTTTTATTCATACTTGGACTTTTAGTGGTCATTCAGACATACATTCTACACATAATAATAATTATGATATATTCAAATATAAAGAATATGTAGAATCATATAGTCATATAACCCCTGTAGAAAATATAATTTCATGTTATAAGCCCAAGAAAATTTTAATAGAACATCCTGATTACGATTTTTTTATTCAAAAAATTAAGAAGTCTTATAGACATAATAAAAAAACAAATGATTTTGAATATAAATTATTTGGTAATGAAAATAACTACAAATGGTTTAATGTATTGATGATGTATTACGGCATATATATGAGTAATAAATTGAAATGCAATTATGAAAAAAAGAAAAATATGCAATACGATTTAGTAATAAGGTCTAGGATGGATTTGTTTTTCGAAAAATTTAATATAAATAATCAAGACAACCATAATATTACACTACCCCCTAATGAG